GCGAAACATTTGGGTTAACATCCGCAGATGACAGTTGCTATCTTGATCCCAGCGATCCTATACACGAGTTTAGAATCACTGGCAACGCCGCTGCACTAAATCAACCAAAACGTATTCCACTTGTTACCCAAGCAGAAGAACATCAAAGAAAAATGGAACTGGCAAAAGCACAAGGTATCAAGCCTGGCACACCAGCGTGGTACATGCTATGAGTCAAGTTGAATACAAACCAACAAAGTGTCAAAACTGCGGAGACTACAGTCATTGCGGAAGTGCCAACTGGCGTGAAGAGCGCGACTACGACGGCGGTTTTAATTTAATTAAAACATGTGAAAGTTGTAGATGTAGTAAATGTAGTAACCCCAGTTATCAGGACGGATAACAATTAGCCTTGGGACCGTAATCCTCTGGCTAGGGCGGGAACTGCCCTAAAATCAAGCATCGCTACCCTGGTTTTAAAAGTGCCAACTTTACCGAAATACATTGACACTGTTGCAACTATCGTATATACTAGCAAAGTATTTTAAAGGAGTATACATCATATGAGCGTACAATTTGACAGCGAAAGCAAAGCAAAACTAACACAGATTATCAATGAAGGCATGCAAGTAATGAGTGAAGTTGAAGCACTCAACGCCGGCTTGTCTGATACAGTAAAAGCCATTGCCGAAGAAATGCAAATCAAGCCAAGTGTGCTTAAAAAAGCAATTCGCATTGCACACAAAGCCAGTTATACAACTGAAAAAGAAGATCAAGAACTACTTGAAGAAATCCTCACAACCGCTGGACGGACACTATAATCATAAATGAGTTATGTTGACGCTCTATTTGACAGAGACAAAGATCGTATCCATGTAGTAGAACGTGTAGACGGCAGGCGCGAATATCGTGAATACCCTGCTAGCTATGTGTTTTACTATGCGGATCCTCGCGGCAAGCACAAGAGCATTTATGGTTCGCCTGTGAGTAGATTTAGCAGTCGGAACAACAAAGAGTTCCGCAAAGAACTGCGACTGCAATCGGGCAAACAGATCTTTGAAAGTGATATCAATCCAGTGTTTCGCTGTTTTGAAGAAAACTACAAAGATGACGTTGCACCCAAATTGCAAACAGCGTTCTTTGATATCGAAGTTGACTTTGATCCAGTACGTGGCTATTCGCCAACCAACGATCCATTCAATGCAATTACTGCTATATCTGTTTACTTGCAATGGATGGAACAACTGGTTACACTGGTTATTCCTCCTAAGAACATGAGCTGGGAAACAGCACAAGAAATCTGCAACCAGTTTGACAATACCATGTTGTTTGAGCGCGAAGAAGAGATGCTTGGTGTGTTTTTGGATCTCATTGAGGATGCAGATGTGCTTAGTGGCTGGAACAGTGAAGGCTATGATATTCCTTACACTGTTAACAGAGTGGCCAGAGTATTGAGCAAAGACGACACAAGACGCTTTTGTTTGTGGAGTCAACTGCCCAAGAAGCGTACATTTGAACGCTTTGGTGCTGAAAATATCACATTTGATCTTATTGGTCGTGTTCATATGGATTACATGCAACTGTATCGCAAGTACACATACGAAGAGCGTCACAGTTACAGTTTGGATGCTATTGGTGAATATGAACTTGATGAACGCAAGACTGCATATGAAGGCACACTGGATCACCTATACAATCACAACTTTAAAACATTCATCGAATACAACAGACAAGATACACTGTTGCTAGACAAGCTGGACAAGAAACTGCGTTTCCTTGCACTGGCAAATGAACTGGCGCATGCAAACACTGTGCTACTACAAACCACAATGGGTGCTGTAGCAGTTACAGAACAAGCAATTATCAATGAAGCACATGAACAAGGACTAGTTGTTCCCAACCGACGAGAACGCTTAACAGACGAAGACACAGCAGCGGCAGGTGCGTATGTTGCATATCCCAAGAAGGGATTGCACGACTGGATTGGCGCCATTGACATCAACAGTCTGTATCCCAGTGCTATTCGTGCGCTCAACATGGGTAACGAAACAATTATTGGACAACTGCGCCCAATCATGACTGATCGTTATATCAAGGACAAAGTTGCAAACAAAAGTTCGTTTGCAATGGCGTGGGAAGGCCTGTTTGGCACACTGGAATACACAGCCGTTATGAAGCAGGAAGTTGGCACTGAGATCACAATTGACTGGGAAAACGGCGACGAAACTGTACACAGTGCAGCAGAGATCTGGAAGATTGTATTTGACAGCAATCAACCTTGGATACTGAGCGCAAACGGCACCATCTTTACCTATGAAAAAGAAGGTGTTGTGCCTGGCTTGCTTGCACGTTGGTATAGAGAACGTCAAGAGATTCAAGCAAAACTGCGAGCTGCAACCGATCCAGACGAACGTGAGTTTTTGGATAAACGTCAGCTGGTCAAGAAGATCAATCTAAATAGCTTGTATGGTGCCATCCTCAATCCTGGTTGTAGATTTTTTGACAAGCGCATTGGGCAAAGCACAACACTAACTGGTAGAGCTATTGCACATCACATGGACAGTTTTGTAAACGAATGTATCACAGGAAAATATGATCACGTAGGTAATGCTGTTATCTATGGCGATACTGATTCGGTATACTTCAGTGCATGGCCTATTGTCAAGAAAGACGTTGAAGCAGGCAACATGGAGTGGAACAAAGAGATTTGCACACAGCTCTATGATGCTATCAGTGATCAGTTAAATGACAGCTGGCCGGCGTTTATGGAACAGGCATTTCATGTTCCAAGATCCAATGGTGTAATTATCAAAGGCGGTCGAGAAAGTGTTGCAGATAGAGGCTTGTTTATTACCAAGAAGCGTTATGCAATCAACATCTTTGATCTTGAAGGCAAGCGGCTTGATGTTGAAGGCAAACAAGGCAAGATTAAGGCAATGGGCTTGGACTTGAAACGTTCAGACACACCAGTTGTAATTCAAAAGTTTTTAATGACACTGCTAACTCGTGTGCTTGCCGGTGCTGGGCGCGAAGAGATCATTGAAATGATCAAGAGCTTCAAGTATGACTTTAAAGAACGCCCAGCTTGGGAGAAAGGTTCGCCTAAACGTGTTAACAACTTGACCAAGTACAGTGCTGAAGAAAAGAAGCTGGGACGAGCCAACATGCCTGGACATGTTAGAGCAGCTATGAACTGGAATTCAATGAAGAAGATGAACAGTGATAACTATTCACAAAGCATTGTTGATGGCATGAAAACCATTGTGTGCAAGCTCAAAGCAAATCCTCTTAACTGGACCAGCATTGGCTATCCCACAGACGAGCTACACATTCCACAATGGTTCAAAGACTTGCCATTTGATGATGCAGCAATGGAAGCAACTGTGGTGGATCAAAAGATTGACAACTTGTTAAGTGTGCTAGAATGGGATCTGGCACAAGAAACAGATACTTCAAATACCTTTAGCAGTTTGTTCGAGTTTGAATAATGAATTTAATTGATCTGGTAAAATATAAAAGTATAGTTGATCAACTTAGTTTGCAAGAACCAAAACTTGCAATCCAAGCACTGCTTGAACAGTTTAACAACGACTTAAACACACACAATATTGACTTTGATAATTTTAAAAATAGCATATCCGATAGACAACAAAATATAATGGCAGAACTAGATATGTTGTACCAGGATCTCGATCAATTCAAGTTAAAAATAAGTCGAACTATCGCCAGTGTTGAAACTCCATACTTAACTACAAAAAGTGAAAAGATTTACAATGAAGGTCTTGACGACGACTGGGATTATAAACTAGATCGAGATAGATTTAAAAATTTGTTATATGATACTGATACTCGAGATTTCTTCTTAGGGAGAGTCAAAGAACATGTTAATTGGAAATACCCAGGACTGCAACTCGGTCCTCGTTTAGGTGATATCACCGATCACCTAGTTGCACTCGATCCATTATATCTTGTCGATCAACACCAAGATATGTTCAAAGTTGTTAAACAATTGTGGTCTTCGCAATATCAGCAGAGGGTACGTTACTATGTCAATGATGAGCAAAAGTTAAATGTTTTTAGTATATTTTCAAAGCCGACAGATCCTCTAGCACAATTGCCATTTAATCAACTTGGACTTATAGTTGCTGTTGACTATTTTAACTTCCGGCCACTTAGGCTCATCAAGCAATACCTAGCCGGAATGTCTCAGCTTTTACGTCCAGGAGGTGTAGCCATTTTTACCTATAACAACTGTGATTATCCAATTGGTGTTGACAATTTTCTAAATTCGTACTACACTTATACTCCAGGACGCTTAGTAAAATCAGCCTGTGTTGAGTACGGATTTAAAATAATATCCAGTTTTGACATGGATAATAACGTAAGTTGGCTTGAAATAAAAAAACCCGGAGAACGAAGCAGTTTAAAAGGTGGACAAAGCCTGGCTGCAATTAAACATTTTTAAACACTTAGGAGAAAACTAAATGAGAGACTATCTACTAGACTTGGTTGAACACAGCTATGATTTGGGCTGTATCGACCTTATTAAAATTACAGGCACAGACAAAGAAACAAACATTGATGGTCTAGCAGAAGACAAAAGTGTTGTGTTGAACGCAAAATTCCATACACCAGTAGCTGAGTTTATGGGCACATTTGGTATGCCTAACCTGGCCAAGCTAAAGATCTTGCTTAACATTGGTGAATACAAAGAAGGTGCTGATATCTCTGTAACACGCCAAGAGCGTAACGGTGAACAGGCCGCAGTTGGCTTGCATTTTAAAAATGCTGCTGGAGACTTTAAAAACGACTATCGCTTTATGGTAAGTGAAATTGTTTCTGAAAAGCTAAAAACTGTCAAGATGAAAGACGTTAACTGGACTGTAGAGTTTGAACCTACAACTGCTAGCATCATGCGACTAAAGATGCAAGCACAAGCAAATGCAGAAGAAACAACATTCCAGACCAAAACTGAAGATGGCAATTTGAAGTTTTTGTTTGGCGATCACAGCACACACGCTGGAGACTTTGTATTCCAACACGATGTAGCAGGCAAACTAACACGCACATGGAGTTGGCCAGTGCAGCAATTTATTGCGATCATGAACTTAACTGGCGATAAAACAGTACGCATCTCTGATGAAGGTGCAACAAAGATTACTGTTGATTCAGGTATTGCAGTGTACAACTATATCTTACCCGCTCAGAGCAAATAGTACTTGTGAAAACTTTTATTAAGATATATTTTTTACCTGGTGCGGGAGGAAACTTTCTATCACGTTGCATTAATCTATTAGACGACACCTATGGCTGGTGTGATGGTAAAACTGTGCCAAAAACTTTAGAAGAGAAATATAATCTACTAACTTATAAAAAAGTAGAGCATGGCAAAAACTGGTGGCAATTTGAAAATTTGATTACGAACTATCAACATATACAACCCCACTGGGATATAGGACCAAATAGTAACGCACTAGAAATAATGCATCCAACTGATGATAATTTTAACAACATAACAACAGTTGGAAAAAACGATAGATTGGTTCAAGTTTATATTGATTGTACCAATATTTGGGATTGGGTTATACTAAATGGATGGAAAAAAGGGTCGTTTAAAACTGAATTTAAATGGACATTAATGGGAGAAGAAATACAAAAAAACCCATCAGTTTACAAATTTAAACTTGCCAGCA